TTCATACTTAAATTATATGAACAATTTTAATAATGTCAAATATATGCTTACAACCCATTTTATTAAATTATGCACATTATTTGAAGAAGATGAAAAAGTTTCAAATTATAATATGGAAACCAAGATGATAAATAAAGAAGCTATTTATTCATATAAACTTATTAAGGGATATTCAACAATAAAAGGTGGAATATGTGTATTAAGACAATTAAAATATCCTAGCAAAATTCTTAAATCCACAGAAAAAATTATAAGAACACTTTAGTTGAAGCGTTCAATCTCTTTATAAAAAGTGTTAGAAAAATATAATGATATCGAGAGGACTAGTTCTTAGTTTAGGAACAACATCGCTTGTTTCTGTTCTTTTATTTTTATACTTTAGAAATCGCGTATCTTCTGTTGAACATAAAGTTTCCATGCTTTTTAAATTGATTGAAGATCATCATCAGCAACAACAAGTTCAATTTATGGAAAAAATGGCACCACCTAATAATTTAATTAATGTGTCCGATGATGAGTCGGATAGTGATGAAAGCACACAGTATGAAACTGATAGTGATAATGGAAAATTATCTATACATAATGAAAATGTTAAAACAATTGAATTAAATCATACATTTCAGCCACAAGAAGAAAAAGAATATGATGGCGATGATGAAAACAATACATTTGAAGAACAATCTTCCAAAATTAAGAAAGATGTTCAAGAAGATTTTACCAATTTTAAAATAAAAGAATTAAAAAAAATGTGTGGAGAAAGGGGACTAACTAAGTATAGTCATCTTAATAAGGCTGCATTAGTCAATTTACTCAAACAATCATAAACTTAGAGGGGACAGCCACCGAATACTTTTTTCTATTAAATCTATATAAATGTCTAATAACATTCATTTTGATTTTCCACCCATTATGGAAGATGGAAGAAATTACGCAACATATATACCTGCATGTGAAATTAATGAAAAAATACAATCAAAAAGTGGGTTATCTTCTAATTATGCATACCGCCAATATTTAATGAAAAATGCTACTAATTTAATGAAAACAAATCAGCTAGTTGCTTGTGATGATGTAGGTCCTTGTATGGGACAATTCAATAATGAACCAAATACAAATACAAATAAACATATATATAATGGATATTCGGATAGTTCTATGCCCTATGGTTATGAAACAAGTAATATGAAGCAGTTATATTTGTCAAGAATGCAATTGGAAGCTAAAAAATACGCACCTGTATTAACCCAAGAACAATATTTAAAAAATAAATAAATTCATATAACTATTATCATTCATAATATTATATGAATATATTAAGCATTGATGTTGGAATTAAAAATTTAGCTTTTTGTTTGTTTTTTGTTCATAAAAAAAAATATGAAATTAACCAATGGGAAGTTATTGATTTATCCGATTCAAACAAAAAATGCAAAGAAAAAAAGAAAAACAATGATATTTGTAACAAAAATGCAAAATTTTTCAAAAATAATAAATTTTATTGTAAGATTCATGCAAAAAATAAAAAATATAAAATTCCGAAAAATAAAATGAAAATTCCTATTGTAAAAAGATTGATTTTTAATGATTTGAAAAAATTATCTTCCGAATTAAAAATAGATTTTGATAAAAAAATTAAAAAAAAAGAACTTTTATCACTTGTATTGAAAGAACTTGAAGAAAATTATTTTTCTTTTTTTAATTCTACAAATTCTAATAAAATTAATATCGTAACACTTGGAATAAAAATTAAAGAAAAATTTGATAATTTATTAAAAGATATAACTTTACATCATATTATTATTGAAAATCAAATTAGTCCTATTGCAAATAGAATGAAAACATTACAAGGTATGATTATACAACATTTTATAGAAAATGGATATTCAAATATTAAAGAAATTTCTGCCGCAAATAAACTGAAAGAATTTTTAGGAGAACATCAAAAAACTTCATATAATGAACGAAAAAAGATTGGTATAGAAAATTGTAAAAATATTATTTGTACAAATGATTATTTTAACAAATGGGATAAATTTTTTTTATCTCATAAAAAAAAAGATGATTTAGCTGATTGTTTTTTACAAGGGTGGTGGTATCTTAAAAACCAACAATTTATTTCTTAAAATAAATATTTATATGCGTCTTACTTAAAATTAAAAGTTCTTATTTTATCATAATGGAAAATAATATAATAAATATTACTAAACCAACAACCCCAAAACTAAATGTTATTGGACTTGGAGATCAAGGATCTTTAAAATTAAAATCACCCAGCTCTATTATTTCTGAAAAAAAATCTGTTAATTTTGGTCCCGGAATTGAAATGCTTATGAATCCTAAAAAACAACCAACCAGTCCAATGAAATCTGATATTAATATTTCTGATTTAGAAGCTTTGGATAAAAAACTTGAAAAAACATCTTCAAAAAAAGAACTTAATAAAAAAATATTTTCTACACCAACCCTTGAGGGATTATCTAGTAAGCCATCCGTCAAATTAAATATTTCAGAATTGCCATCTTCATCACAAAGAAATCCTAATTTGGGAGATAAAACTCCTAATTTGGGAGAAAAAATTACTGACCCTAAAAAAAACACTACATGGGATGGTTACAAAAAATTTAATAATATACCCGTTGATCCGACAAAATCTATTCCCATAAAACCTAAACTTAATGCAGAAGAAACTGTTCAACAAAAAATTAATCTCATTAGAAAACTTAATCATATTGAAAAAAAGGGTATTAAACTTACAAAAAAATATACAATGGAAGATCCCCTTGCCGCAATCAAGGCTGAATATGATATGTTGAAAAATGAAAAGGAAAAAAGTAATAGTGTAAAATTTCAGGGAAAAATGTTAATGGCATTTGTTTCTGCATTGGAATTCTTGAATGGACGCTTTGATCCTTTTGAACTAAAACTTGATGGATGGGCTGAAGCTGTAAATGAAAATATTGAAGATTACGATGAAGTTTTTGGAGAATTGCACGAAAAATATGGTGAAAAGGCGAAAATGGCCCCCGAACTTAAATTGGTGTTTATGCTTGGAGGAAGCGCTGCTATGTTACATATGACCAATACAATGTTTAAATCTGCTATGCCTGGAATGGACGATATTATGAGACAAAATCCGGAATTAATGAGTCAATTCACACAAGCTGCCGCAAATACTATGTCTCAAGAAAATCCTGGTTTTGGAGGTTTTATGAATAGTATGATGAATAATAGACCCACACCCCCCATGGGATCTCCTGCAGGACCACCACAAGAATATAAAGAAAATCCCCCACAATTATCTAGAGAACAAAGAATGCCACATCCCGATTTAATGACAAGAGGGCAAGCAAATTTTGCAGATGCTGTTAACATGCAAAATAGGGCAGATCCGTTTAAATCAGACAGAGAAAGAAAGAAGCGGAGAAAGAGACCCGAAATGAAAGGTCCTAGTGATTTGGACGAAATTCTTTCCGGTTTAAAAACAAAAAAAATTAATCTAAAAAATAAAGAAGAAACTAAGAGTGTAGCAAGTGTGGAAGAAATTAAGGAATTAAATACAAAATCAAAAAGAACACGCTCAACATCAAAATCTAGCAGAGGAAGCGGAATAACTATGTCATTAAATGGTCTGGTCTAAATTTAATGGAACTGCTTTTGCTATTGCTCTTTTTACTTTTTTCTTAGCCTTTGCCGGATTATCAGAAAATTTCCCCATTGCAATATTCATATTTAAATAATTTGAATCGTTCTTTTTATTTAACCAATTATCGTCTGTTGCCTTTTTTATCCATGCCCCCTGATGTCGCATATTTGCCCAACCAATTGCATCGTCTATTTTCTTATTATCTATATCTTTTGTCCAACCACTTGCATCTTTTACATGAAAAACAAGCCGTTTTGCGTCTGAACAATGCACCGGTCTCTCTGTTTCATCCATATCTTCCAACTTGTCTGTTATGCATTTACTTAATGATTCAATAGTTGAAGCAGGTCTTTCCGGATTTATATCCGTTAATTTAAATTGTAAATCTTTTATAAAATCCATAATTGGCATTGCATTTTTGCATTTTTCATCCAAATAAAGTTGGATATTAATATAGTTATTATTTTGTGTATTAATATTTTGTGTTTGTGCTGTTTTTTGCTTTGAAAGTTCTTTATTAAGATTTTGTGCAATTTTTAACTGCGATTCTAAAGTTTCTATCCTTTGATTTTTTAAATTATCTATTTTTTCTTTGGCTTCTTCTAATTTTTTATTAGCAGATAATTTATATTCTTCAAATTCTTTTTTAATAACGTTTGGATTATTTGAACATTTTCTAACATGTTTACTTTTTCCACTCCTAGTTTTAAAAGTTTTGGAACAAAATGGACATTCGTGGATAATACTCATTTTGGGGGCATTTCCTCCATATCGGGTCCTTTGAGCAAGGACCCGGTGCCTTGGTGTCAAGCGGTGTCTCTTGAAATTTGTAAAACGTGACGTTTTATAATGACAATAATCACAATGATAATTCCCATCTGCTCGTTTTTTTGGGCTGCTCAATTCCGCGGGTCCTAGCGGGTCCATATATATATATACTATGTCCATTTTTTTTTATGTTTTTTGGACAAACGAATAGTGCCTTTTTTTAAGCGATTTTTTATACCACCATAAACTCCCTACATGAAAATATTATTATCGGATACAATTCACTACACGTTGTAGTGAAAACACCCTTTTTATGTTGTTGTTGGAAATTTTCAAAATTCTTTTCTTAGAAAAAAAAAAATGGACATCGAATCAATGTCCATTTTACTTTTTGGAAAATTTAAATTTCGGCCTTTAAAAGCATAAATATTACTGTCAAATGCATAAAAATCAATTTTGGACTTTTTTATTTAAAAAATTAAACCATTATGCTTTCATTCATTAAGTCTTGTGTTACACAAATCAATATATTCTTTATTAATTTCAAACGCAATAAAACTAATACCCAACTTCTTCGCAGCAACGCATTCACTGCCAGAACCAGCAAATGGAACTAGCAAAATGTTTTTTTTGACTTCTTTATTTTTAGAAGCCATAATTAATTTTTCACATAATGCAAGAGGTTTTTGTGTTGGGTGATTAACCCTCTCCTTTTTTCCTGCCCCACCCGCCAAAGCGGAAATTTTTATAACATCTCTCGGTAAAGCTCCTTTTGAATGTGCTTTATATGTAGTTTCTTTATCACCATTACTGAATCTACCTTTTGTTGCTTTGCGCTTTTTTCCTGCGGCATTCTTTAAAAATGCCTTTGTATAAGGTTCTCTTACATCATCGCGATTAAAAATGGGTTTTTCTTTCCAACAAGCAAGAATACTTTCATGCGATCTTTGCCAAAAATGTAAAGAAGGAACTGTTTTATTTGTATAATGCCAAATAATCCATCTAACATTATAATTAATTTTTGTTCTAATAAATGCAAGTTTTTCACTAAAACCATAAATATAAAATGTTCCGTTTGGTTTTAAAACACGGAAACATTCCACGATCCATTTTTCACACCAATTTAAATATGTTTCTATTGACATATCACATTTATTATTACCAAAATCCTTGCCAATGTTATAAGGGGGGTCAGCAATAATAATATCCACACAACTATCCGGAACTTCTTTTATACCTTCTATACAATCTTTATGGTGGACAATATTCATTATTAAACTTTTTAAAAAGTTTAATAATTTAAATCAATTTTTTAATCAGCATATTGATATTCATCTTGAGGACCAGAATCATCTTCAGAATCAAATTCGGTGGGATTAAATGGTGCAGTCAATTTTTCCCAAAGTTCAGGATAAACTTGTTTTGAAAAAAATCTAACAACAAGAGCCAAAACCAATAAAACTCCTAAAATAGTAAATAAATTTTGAGTAAAAGCAGGACCACATTTACATACAATACTTGGCATTATATATTTAAAAGTAGAAAAAATTATTTTTTCTTAAAAAAAAATCTATGTTTTTCTTTAAACAATGCATATCACCACGTTTAATTTTTATCCTTATTATTCTATAATTGTTATTTTTTGTTTTTATATACAATGAAACATTATCTTTTTTTTCCATTTATATATTAATATGTTAGGAATATTATTAAGTGAAAGTGTTGAAGTTATGTATTCAATTATAAAAATAACATATGAAGCAGGTTGTGGAATTTATTACTGGTATTATGAAGAAGAAAATCCTGAAAATAAAAAAATTAAAAATTTAGAAACTCGCATTAAAGAATTGGAAAAAAAAATTAACTAATTTTAGATCAGAGTAAATTTCGCTAAGAAGCCCTTAGAGATGCCCGGGACGGTCTGCCCGGTTGACCACCCGCTCATATTACCCGAGGTGACCCCGGTTACATAGACTGAATTATTTTCGATTGCCAGCCCGGATGCGATACCTGTTGTACCAAGTAAAAACCTAATATTTTCACCGCCGCCCTCCTCGGTTCTCACTAAAAGGATATCCTGCGGCGTGGTCAAGGCGTTCCCATTTAAATCATCAAAAGAATAAGCAGCTGTGTAGATTTGATTAACAAGGGGCGGAGATGTTAAGGCGGTGACCGCCCCCCCTCCTTTTGTGCCAAGTATGTTAGTCCATTGGATGTTGCCATTCCAATCAATTTTCGTTAAAAAGGCATCCCCATTAGTCATCTCGGAATTATCGTTTCCGTCAATATTACCAAATGTACGACCACCTACATAGATGTAGTTGTTCATGATTGTTAGGGCGCGCGCAGATTCCTTCCCACCCGAAGCAATCATTCTAGTCCAATCGATACTCGGGGTGGTGGGGTTGGTGATGACATTAACTTTCATTAAATAGGCATCTCCTTTGTTTCGGTACCCGCCGTCGCCCTCAAGGTGATTTTCTAAGGGACCATTTGTTTCACCAGCTATATAGATTGCTTGATCGTTATCGGTTGTTAAGGCGTACACATGCGTACCTGTTGTACCATCATCACCACCGGTGCCGGCGTTAAGCCCGCGCGCAATTATTTTAGTCCAAACGATGCTCGGGTTTTCGGCGTCGTCGGTGACATTAACTTTCACTACAAAGCCGCGCACCTCGCCCTCGGGTAGGTTCTGCGTGCCGGTACCTAAATCACCTTCAGTGCTACCAGCTACATAGATATTACCATCCGGGCCGATTATTAGGGAGGGCGCCCAATTATTACTATACGGCGAATTAAAAAGCGGGGAGGACGATAGTCCTTTTTCCCACAATTTGTCACCATCTTCATTAAATTTCATTAAAAAGGCCGAGTAGTAGAGCGATGTTGAAGACTGGTTCGCCGGCCCCCTATAACCGGTTACATAGATATTTTTTGACGCATCTATTTTTAAGTCGCTGGCCATGGTTAGGTCATCCAAGGCGCCCGGATCACCAATCATTGTAGTCCAATCTATTTCACCCCCGCCATTTAGTTTCATTAAAAAGGCATCTGATACCCCTCCCTTTTGCTCGCCCTCTAAATTACCATTTGTTAAACCAACTATATAAATTTCCTCATCCTCCCCCATTGCTATGGCGGTGACGGCATTTTCTTCATTTTCGGAATCAAGAGTTCTGAGCCAATTCCTATTTGCGGCAACATCCCCGCGCCCATCGTTGTTGCTGCTGCCGCCGTTGTTGCCGTGGTCGTTGCTGCTGCCGCCGTTGTTGCCGTGGTCGTTGCTGCTGTCGCTGTCGCTGTCGTGCATCGCCTTCTTCGCCTCCTCTATGGCGGCGGCGGAGCCACCGAATGACTGCATGAAGGCGTTTGCATTTTGGGAGGATGACTGGTAGGCAAAACTTGTGGTCGCTAGGTTTGCACCGGCGTCTCCGCTCCCGGTGGAGGTGGACGTGCCCGCCGGCGCACCCGACGGCTGTTTGACGTCCACGGTAAACCTAGTATCGCCGAGCGTGAAGACGCTCGAGTCCGACCCGATCCCCTGAATAATCACCTCTGAATCTACCTCCCTATCCGCGTTGCCTGATGTTCCTTGCCTTGCCTTCTCCGCCTCGTAATATTTGTTGAAAAGAAGTGCGCGCTGCATCGTCCAGTGGGTCTCGTTCTCATATTCGCGATCGTCCGGGTGGGCGTCCTCCCACCCTGTGTTACCTCTGTATGAATCCCAAGATGGAAACATTTCGTCGTTAACAAGATTATTGGCGGCCTCCGCCGCCGCCTCCTCCAGAAGCTGCTCCTGCGCGGCGTTACCCAACGCGCCTTTCTCCTTCGTAATAAATATGCCTTTAATCCGGCCTGAGGATGCGTCCCTTGTGAACTCTGGCTTTTTGATATGCATGAGCTGCTTGGAATATTCCGTTTTGAATGTTTCGTCGTATTCGTCATCGTATGCTTTTTTCAGCGCTGCCGTACGAGCCTCGTCGTAATCATCTTTTTTATCCCATGTGGCGCCGTTTGTTGACTCCCAACTTGATGTTTCCTCGTCTTGTTTTTTCTCCGCCGCCTTTGTGGCCGTGTTTCTCGCACGCGTCCGTGCAGCCTCCAATTGTGCGGAATAAAAGAGTTTTTCGGTTGTTCCGCGTGTTCCTATGGTGTGTGATAATGTAGTGGTTGGTGCCACGCTTAGATTGGAATATGAATCTACAGCGTACTCGGGTGTGCTGGAAGTCGCGGCTGTTACCCCCAAACTTGTTGTGGATCCAACCTTGAAGGAATTGTTTGTCCCTATGTTGTTGTTAAACAGTGCGGTGCCCTGCCCACCGAAAGTTACCCTTCCCGCCGACATTGAGGTAATTTGAAACTGATCTGTCATGGTTTCCCCGACGGTATTGGAGGCGGTGGCGCCTGAGTCTTGGTGGTCAGTAGACGCGTTTAACTCGGGCTTCTCCTCTAATTTAGGTTTAGATAATGTAGATTTTTTTCCTAAACTATTTTTCATATATAATAATAATCCCCTTGCTGAAAAATCGTCTACCCCGGTATTAAATTCTTTTACCTCTTGTGGACTTAAAATAGAACGCTTCAATAACAATAAAAGAATAACCAAAGAGGCCATCTTTATAACAAATTTGTGTGAAAGTAATGCTTTTTTCAAAACAAATTTTATGGAACCAATATCCATTATGAAAATAAAAAATATAATAAAAAACACAAATTTTTTAAAGTATATAAATAATCATCTTTTTTTGAGAGTTTTTGATTTGCTTTTTCTTCTTCTTTTGAGAGTTTTTTTGGAAAGATCTGTTACCTCGTTAAAATTATTTGTCCATGTTAATGATGGTTTATAAAAATATAATAGTTCTTTATTTTCATCTCTAAAAACAACCCAATTTTTTGGCAATTGTCTTTGAATCTCATATAATTCCAAGAAATCCTTTTTTTCTTGTGTCTTCTGAGAAGAACGCAATCTCTTTGCTGTTTCATAATCTTTTTTGTAAGATTTTAAAATAGTATCTTTATCTTTTAAGACAATTTCAAATAATTCGTCAAAATTTTTAGGTTTAAATTTTTCTCTACCAGGACTCCATATCTTTTCCATCTCTCGTTTAAATGCTGAATTTTCCAATGTGTCAGGATTAATATAAAAATTATATATATCTTCAGCTTGTTCAGCCAATTTAATTTTTAAATTTCTTCTTGCCAAAGCGTGTTGAACCCTTTGAACCCTTATACTTTTTTGTTGTTTTTTTTGTTTTGGTCTCTTATCAAATTTTTTTGGCATTATAAGAATACCAAATGGAATACTTGATTTTTTTTTGGTTCCTTTCCAAAAAGTTGTTTTATGAGGTGGTTCATTGTTCATTCCCGAAACCCATTTTCCTTCATATCCTCCACCAACTTGAGATTTTGCATCACTTTCTTGAACCACCTTTCCCAATATTTTTAAAACTTCGTTAAGCCAAGAAGGTTTTTCAGATCTAGTTTTCCACAATTGGACAAAATGCCAAATACGCCCGCGATCTTCGGGGGGAACAATGGTTGTATATCCATTGCGCCAATCCATTTGGATATAGTTCTCTTGTTTAATAACATCACAAAATAGCTCAAGAACCGCCTTCCATGATTTTTCGCCTTCTTTTCCTAAAAATTCTTTTTTAAATATTCCCGGAGCATTTACAATATCTTTGGAAATATAACTTTTTATTTTTTGTTTGTCATCAATTGGCTCGGCATTACCTGCGCGCGTTGTGGGAAATAGCCACCAAATCCAATGACCTTGCTTTACAGATTGAGTTCCATCTAAAATGGCTTTTAATCGCGTTTTCCCTTGATTTCGCCTCCATCCCCACTGACCTGCGTACCCACTTTTTAAGAAGTAGGGGGAATTCCGATGCTTGTCGGGAAGCATTTTTTTCAGTTCAATGTATGCATGATTGAGGTATTTATTTTGACGCCAAATAAGTGCTTTGAATGCAGCTTCATCTTTAGGATTTTTTTTAAAAAGTTGTTCTAATGGATCAAGTTTTTTAGAGGGAGGCTTTTTGGGAGCGACTTTTTTAGAGGGAGGCTTTTTGGGAGCGGCTTTTTTAGGGGCGGTCTTTTTAATTAGTGGTGTATTATTGCTCAAAATTATTTCTCTAAATGGAGTTATTGTAAAAAGACATTGAATTGCAGCGCTCATATAACAGGTGACAATTAAATTTTGTAAATTACAAATATCATATCTTCTATATTCGGATGGCTTTTCCATTTTGTCATTTCTAACATAAAAAAGTTTGTAAGTTTCTTTTCTTACAAGTAAATCTTTTGTAGGATCCTTTTTTAATAATACTCCTGAATGCCCGCGAGGAAATTCGGTGGGTTCTTGTATATCATCAAAATGATACCATTTTCCCATTATATTACAATCAGACACATAATGCCCACTTTTTAAGCTATTTCCTGTATGTCTAAGAATGGCTTTTAAGGTATAATTAGGTTCTGAAGAATCTGTTGTATAATCACTCAAATTTATTGTTTTATTTATTGGAATTATCGTATCTATTTTTTGCAGATCATTGTCAAATCTATTTACAGCAACAGTAATAACTTCAGGTAGTTTATCTATTACAATTTGGGAATTAGCATCCTTCATGTCCCACCCAATGTCCTGAATACCAGCATCAGCTTTAGCCCTATTACAATTTGGACAAAGATATCCATCCCTAACTCGTCTTCCCTCCTTAAAACCATAATCTTTTGCTTTTATTTCTTCTATGGGATAATCACGTTTAAGTATTTCTTCTACGGTAAGAGCTTTTTTTAATTTTGTTCCATCCCAGTTCATTAAAGATAATATAATATCTCCACCCCATGGACGACCTGGTGTATCGGATGGGGTATTGCATTGTTGACATGTTAAAATACGCCTTTGCGAGCCATTAAAAACTCTTGTAATTGTATTTGCTGTTTCAAATTCCAAAGCATCAATACATTGTTTTATCCATTCATCGGCATCTTGTTGTCCATATCCCAAAAATTCCCAACGTTTACGTCTTTGTCCGGGAGGTAAATGCCCAATTCCCGCAGCACCCTTACCCGTTATACTATTTCCTGTCGCACCACCTTCACCGATATGAGATGCTACCGCAATTTTCAATGTTTCCTGAAGCCATTTTTCTTGAAAAGCTTTATTTAAAAGTCTTTTTGCTTCATCTTTTTCTTCTTGATTTCCATCATTTCCACCTTCTCCCCAATCTTTTTTTTCTGAATAATGTTTTAAATTAGGTCCACCCGCGTCATTACCGCGGTCAATACGTCGTTTATTTTTACAAATTGTCATTGCATTCATTAAATTTTTAATTGAATTAAAAACGGGTGTATTTCCAAGTGGTATAAGTCCAACAGCTTTTGGAGGTACCGGAGGTTTTTTTGCCGCAGGTTTTTTTGCCGCAGGTTTTTTTGCCGCAGGTTTTTTTGCCAGAGGATCTTTTGTATTTTTGAAAATAATAAAACTATTTTCACTTATTTTATCCCATATTTTTTTAAATTCGGGAATTTCTATGGACATGTTTTCAGGAATTTCTATGGACATGTTTTCAGGAATTTCTTTTTCAGAAGGAAGTTCTTTGGGGGAAACATTTGGTGATGTTTGCCTTTCCTCCTTTGTTTTTATATAATCTTCTATTATTTCAGCATTTTCTCTTTCTGCATCGTAATCATCTATTTTTAATCTTTGAGGAACATCCGAATGTTTTGGATCAAAATGAACAACAGGATGATCCGCAAAATTAGCAGCTGCTGCGCCATAAGAAGTTTTTAATGGATTTCTTGGTGATGTAAGCCTTTCCTGTTCCTCTATATTATGTTCTTCCTTTGTTTTTGGTATTTTTTTTTTAGGTTTCATATAATCTTCTATTATTTCAGCATTTTCTCTTTCTGCATCGTAATCATATATTTTTAATCTTTGGGGAACACCATAACGTTTTGGATCATAATGAACAATCTGTCTATCCGCAAAATTAGCAGCCGAACTTCCTTCAAAATGATCGTATTCTTGAGGGTAAAGAACTCTTTCTCGCTCTGCTTCATTGCGTTGTTCTTTTGTTCCGGATAGTGCCCCCCCCATTTGATTATCTTGTTGATTACTTTGCTCAATTGCATCAAGTGTGGATATTTTTTTTTTAATACGTGCTCTTGATCCCGGATCTGAGCGCGAAGATTGTTTTTTTTTTCTTATATCATCTATCCTTTTCTGTTCCCTTTTGGCTGCGTCTCTATATACCGTTCGCATTTTTAATTCTTCTTGTTTTTTTTTGAGAAATGGTTTCAAAGGTGGTTTAGTAGGGACTTTTTTAGCATGGACTTTTTTAGTAGGGACTTTTTTAGTAGGGACTTTTTTAGTAGGGACTTTTTTAGTAGGGACTTTTTTAGCAGAAAAAAATTTGTCAATACAATTATATATTATTTTATCCTTTTCCTCTATAACAAGAAAACCGTGTTTGAAACTTTTTTTTTTGATTTTACATAAATTATTATGATTCCCGAGATAATGAAGTTTTCCGTCCATTTTTTTATAAAAAAAGTATTTTGAATAAAGATCTTTTGGAAAAAAAGGAAAACTTTTAGCGGCAGAAACTTGCAAAGGACTTGGTTTTCCCAACCAATTTGTTTTAACAACCATTTTTAATGATGATTTTTTTTTGTTAATATCATCTCCATTTCCATTTCCATCTATACCTTTTATTTTTTTCCCACATGATGGTTTTGGAAAACTTTCACCTATAGCCTTATAAAAAAGTTTCTTATTTTTGGCACAATCTTCTTTCATTTTATTGGCTAGAGAACAATCATTATAAATTTTTAATTTAACAGATATTTCAATTGGAATTGTTTTTTTTCTTTTATTATCATGGTCTTGCGTAAAATCAACTTCAGGAAAAAGTTCATCAATTTTAGGTTTTTTTTTTGTATATTCTTTGATGAGGGCTTTTAAATAATAATCTTTCAACATTTTTTCATATTTTTTTTCAAATGTTTCAGTATTATTTTTGCCACCACCCTTTTTAGAAAACAAAGTTGTTTTTGGATTGAGTTGATAATATTTAGGTTTTGTATCAATTCTAATATGCAACCAATCAATACCACCCCCATGTGTATTAATCCATATTTTTTTGTGTTCTTTTATTTTTTTTTCTGCAATTTCTGCAACTCTTCTCCATAATTCTTTTATTTGATTTGGCGGAGCTTCTTCCTGAAATTCTAATAATGTTCTATAATTTTTATAATATTTACCGTCTTGTTCAACTATTTTACCTCCACGATTTTTAAATTTTGCTTTCATCATAGCATCCAAAGGTACCGGTACAATAAGATGAGCATCTCCACCTAAATTTGGAAAATCAACAATATTGTTTTTTTTTGTATTTTTTTTGATTTTTTGATGCCAATCAAACATTTCTTTGGTCGTCCAAAGATTTTTTATATTTTCACCAAAATCATGAGGTAAAATTTCTTCTCTAAATTTACCAAATTTAGCTTTGTCAGCTTCCATTGCAGTTGTTCGCCATACAAAATTTTTACCTTTATTTTTTTCAGGAATTTTCCAATAATTACCTATTTTCCATTGATTTAATTTATCTCCCCAATATATTTCTTCCTCAGCTTTGGGTTTAGCTTTGGGTTTAGCTTTGGGTTTAGCTTTGGGTTTAGCTTTAGGTTTATCTTTAGGTTTAGGTTTTTTTGTTAAAGCTTTTGCCTCCTTAAAGAGAGGTTCGTATGTTTTTTTATATTTATCTTCAGGAATACCCGTTTCTTTTGAATATTCTTTCAATGTTGGGAACAAAATTTTATTTGCATTTTCAAATTTCAAGATAGCATCTTCAATTTTAAGTTGTGGATTTTCATGTAAAAAATCTTCTAATATAGTTATTATTTTTGCATGGGTTTGAGATTTTTCGGTATCGGTTGACGCCCATTGTTTTATAAGTTTTTCCCTTTCTATTTCATTTCCATATTTAAATGGATTTATATTGCATTTTTTTTTCCAATCGGGATTAAATTTTGGTAATTTTTGAACTTCAAGATTTTGATTTGTTGCAAGTTCATTTTCTATCCAATAATCTTCCTGAATTTTTCCAATCATATTATCTATTTTTTTCCCCCTTTGATGAAGTGTTATTTCCTTTTTTCTAAATTTTCCATTAATATTTTTAAATTGAGGGTCAATATCATCTAATTTTTTATAATATTCTTCTGGTTGAATTACCAAAGTTTTATATTGTCCATTTAAAATTTGAATTTGTGTATTTTTTTCAAATAATATACATTCGTTTCTAAGTGTTTCAATATGACTTTTTCTAAAACGAACATTTGTTTCAAGTCGTTTTTCACATTTTTTAATTTCCGTTTGGAAGATTAAATCAATTTCTGCCAATATTCTTTGTTGTCTAAACAACATATGAGAATTGGTGGGATATACTTCTTTTATAGTTTCTAATTTATCCAATGCTTCTTGTTTTCTATGACTATATATATCATATTTTTTTTTAAAAATATTATCGTAACAAGACAATCTATGTAGGTAAAGATAATTAAATGTTTTTTTAAGTGGAGAACTTTTTTTTTGTCTTTTTAATTGTTTAAAATATATTTCTGCGGTTTTTGCGGTGCTTAATTCTCCGCTTAGTTGTAATATTCGTTGATTATTAATATGTTGTAATTCAATATTTTCAATTATTTTTTCAACAATTTCTTTACGATATTTTCTTTGTTTATCCGTTTCAAATTTTCCGGCGTGATAAAGATCATTAATTTTTTTAATATCTTCATCAACCTTAGCCAATTCATCAAAATAACTGAGTTTTTTTTTTGGATATTTTTTAATAATTTCACAAACTTTTTTCCATTTTAATTTAGATTTTTTGGCTTTTTCGTTGGGATCAGCGTCATTGCAAATTTGCCATTCATAACCTTTATATTCATATTTAATACATGTTTTTGTTTTGTCTTTATTTTTGGGAGGTTTTTGTAATTTCCAAACATAATCGCAAATAATAACGGGTTTTTCGGTATCCCAAACAAATTGTTTACTAATTTTGGACCCTTTTTTAATGGTAGTTTTAATTTTTTTTTCAATTTCTCCATACAATTGTTTTTTTTGTGAATTAAATAATTTAAATTGTTTTTTTTCACATTTTGCAATAAATTTAAACAATTCAACCATTTCTTTTGATTTGAATTCGGGTGGCATTTTTTTATCTTTTTTTTTTTTAACTCCAAAACCTGGAAATGAAAAAATTATTTTTCTAAAATAATCAACATTATTATCAGGAAATTGTTGCTTAAATTTTTTTTGCCATTTTTCATTTTTAAGAAAATTGATTGCTTTCATTTTTTCTGTATACGTTAAATCAAGAACCAATGGTTCTTTTATTGGTACATCAGATGAATTTTTCACACCGGATGGATCTTTTACACCGGATGGATCTTTTACACCATCAATTACCTTAAATGCTTGTTCTCCTTTTATTTTTGTTAAATCAGCATTATCTGGAAAAACAAAAATCTTTAATTTATAAACCATATATTATACTTCTAGAAACAAAATTTTGGGTGGTTACCGCCTTTCAGTTAGGCTTATCGTTGAAAATTTCTGAATTGTTCTTGTCTTTTAGCTTTTTTAAGTATTTGAACAGCGGTATTTATTTCATTTTTGGTAACCTGTCCATCTTTATTCAAATCCAAAGCCGTTTCAAATTGTTGCCATTTTTTAGGTATTATACAATATTTACATTGTTCATTAAATAAATAATTTGTTAAAATATGGAATGATGCCGTAAGAACAATTGAAACATAAATATCTTTTGTAGCGGACCAAGCAACTGTAAATATTAATAATTGTCTGAATATAGAACCTTTAAAGAATTGTTGTTGAGTTTTGCTTAATTGTATATTAGCATATTTAGATCCAATATTTAAAAGTATCATAAGGATCCCTGTGAAATATTTACTATTAGTTATGTTATTTAATTCTTCAATCATAAATAATAGTTAGAAAAAAATTAAAAAGGTCTTTTTACATAACCAAATTTCCCTTCACTAAATACATTTCCTTGTGATGCTAAGGCAATTTTATTATATTCTGCTAATTTTTTAAGATTTCTATCCATTCCGAGGATTGAAAATGATTCTTTAGAAGCTTGCTCCTCTCTTTTT